CGCCGCCGTGCACATCGAGGTACGGCAAGCCCAGCTGCCGCGCGATCAGCGCGCGAGCCGCGTTCTGCGCGTTCTCGGCGTACTGGTTCGCGCCGCCGGCGGGCGACAGATACGGCAAGTCGCCGGAGCCGCGGATCGCGCTGAGGCGCGACGGATCCGCACTGAGGTACTGCATCGCCGACGCGAAGTCTTGCGGCGTCATGTCGCTCCACTCGCCAGACGAGAGGCCCAGCTGCTTCGCGACCGCCGGATCGATGGACGAACGCATCGCGTTCCGCGTGTTCGGCACGAGCTCCGAACGCAGCGCGCCGAACGTGGTGCGCAGATCGCCCGTTGGAATACGCGAGTACGCACCACGTGCGATCTCGCTGCCCGCCTGACCGAGATCCTGCGAGCGTCGTCGGTGGATCGAGTAGTCGGTGTAGTCAGGCTCGAACGTGTCCATGAGCAGCTTGACGATCGCCGGAATCGCGAGCACGCCGCCCGCCATTCCGCCGACCGCTCCGGCACCGAGGCCTGCGCCCGTCGCTGCAGCGCCGCCCGCCGCGCTTGACGCGGCTCCCGCGCCAGCCCCAGCTGCGGCACCTGCGCCGGCACCAGCGCCCGCGCCGGCGGCACCGGAGGCGAGCGCCGACGAGAGGCCCGAGTACAAGCCGTAGAGCGAACCGATCGCGCTGAGCGCGTTACCAGCGGTGCTCAGATCTTTCTCGCCGGCCAGAGAGCCAGCGAGGCCGAGTCCGGCGCCGGCGAGACCAGCGCCGCCCGCGATGCTCGGATTCGACGCGAAGTTCACGCCCTGGCCCGCGACGCCCGCGCCCGCACCGGCTTTCGCCAGCGTCGGGTTGCCGGCGGCGTTGCCTGCGAGGCCGAGCAGCGAACCGAGCAGTCCAAGGCCCGAGCCGTAGGTGCCGAGCTTGCTGAAGTCGGGCATCGAGAACGACGACCCTTCTGAAAGCGGTTGACCTTCACCAGCCCCAATGTCGAAGTTCGGGTCGCCCTCGACGGTGCGCGCCGCGCCGCCCGGCAGTCCGCCGCCACGTGCGCTGAGCGTGATGTCGCCGAAGCCCGTCGGAATCGTGTCGCCATACGCCGACGATGACGTGCCGAAGAGGCGACTCGCGCGGCTGCCGGCGCCCACGGCCGACTTCGCAGATCCAATCGCCTTCGACGTGTCCGACGGCCCTGCAGGCTCCGATGACTGCTGCGGCGCCGCATCGGGACGGAAGAATGACATCAGCGCGTGGTTGCGGGCGGCCGTCGATAGGCCCTGGCGGCCGGGGCCGCCACCGAGGACGCCCTCTTCGCCGCGCGCAGCTTCGCCGAACGCCGCACCAGCGCGCTGCTCCGCGCCGAGCAGAGGCGTCGCGGCCAGGAAGTTCGGCGCGCGTTGGACGCGCTCCGTGGCGAGCAGCGACGGCGCTCCCGGCTCTTCGTTCTTACCGAAGCCGGGCGTCGCGATCGGTGACGACGTGTCGCCCTCGTTCTGCGGCTCCTTGGAGAGGTCGTTCGGATCATCGTTGCTTGCGAACAGCGCGCTGAGGCCGCCGCGGCCGAGCACCGAGCTCAGCTGTCGCCGGCGAACATCCGACTGCGACAGCTTGTCGTTAGAGTCAGGCCCGAAGGCTATGGGATCGAGTGCCAAGGTTTAGCTCCAGAGGTAGATCGCGGCTTTCGCGAGTAGCAGATAGCCGTGAAGCTGCCAAGCGAGGTAGCGGTTGTCGATCTGGCCGCACATGCTCTGCCGCCAGCTTTCAAACAGCGCCGTAATATCCTGCCGCGCGGACACGGGATTAGCCCAATCGGGCGACGTTAGCTCGGGGTTAAGAAGCGCGATCGGGTTGACCGGCTCTCCATTGTTGACGTAGTCGACAACCCACATACGGAAGTATGCGCGGCTCTGCGGAACCCATACCACTTCGACTTCCGCGTGTTTGATCGGGTCCATCAGATCGGCGCGCAGTAGACACGTCGCTGCGGTCACCGCGTCGCCCGGCCACGACCACTGATACGCGGCGTGTTGAAGCCAGTCGGTCGATCGGCCGCGCGGACCGTAGAGCAGGATTTCGGTGAAGGCCATTATTCGTATTCCCAGACGACGACGATGCCGTTGCCACCGTTGCCACCGTTGCGCGCAGACTGGCTGACGCCGTTACAGGCGCCGCCACCGCCGCCACCGTTCGTACCAGCGCCACCCGCAGTGTTCGTGAGGCCACCGCCGCCTGCGCCGAGCCCTCCATGACCAGCGCCGCCATTTCCGCCAATCCCGGATGCGCCGGCAGCCACCAGACCGCCGAAATCGCCCGCGTTGCCGCCGAGGTTGATGTCGCCGCCGGTGGGACTACCGCCCGAGTTGCCGTTGGTGAACTGAGCGTTCGCCGTGGCGCCGCTGACGTTGCCACCGGTTCCGCCAACGCCAGTGAGAGTGTTCGTGCCGTCTGACCACGACGAGTTGTTACCGTTGGCGCCAACGCCGGTGCCGCCTGTACCGCCTGCTCCAATGGTGATGGTCGCGGACGAGATTGCGGAGACGTCAATCGTCTTGATCGCCGTACCACCCGAGCCGCCGCCACCGCCCACCGAGCCCTGACCTGCACCAGTTGCTGCGGCACCGCCGCCCGCACCACCACCACCAGTGACGAGGACTTGTACACGACGGATGCCAGTCGGCCGCGTCCACGTCCCGCTCGAGGTGAAAACCTGAACCGACTTCAGGCCGAGCGAGCGCGTCGCCCACGCCGGCAGGCCAGAGACGACTTCAAGAATCTGCCGCGTCGAGCCGATGCCGAGCTTCGACAGCGTGTTCGTCGCGCTGGCGTACAGCGTGTCGCCAGTCGTGTAGCTGCTGATCGCGGTGCTTGAGCCGATCGCGTTGTTAAGCGCGTTGAAGTTACCGTTGAAGTCGGCGGCGACCGGAACGGTGCCGTCGACCAGCGTGACCATTGTAGGCATTAGTTTTAACTCGCTGAGGAGCTCGGCCGGATAGCGCGTCGCGTGCGCCAGAAGACTTCGTAGCCGTACCACGTGAACGGTTGACCGGCAGCCGACGTCTTGACGCCAACCTCGAGGAACTCGCCGACGCCGGACAGATCGATGCGCTTCACGATCTGATCCTTCTTGCCGAGTGGGTCAATGCCGAGCGTCCAATTGACGCCGAGCGTGTGCGCGCCGCCGAGCAGCGACGCGGTATACGTCTGGCCGCCCGTCGCGCCGAAATCGAACTTCGTATCGATCGAGACGCTGTAGTTGCCCTGCTCCTTGAAGTAGAAGTACGCGTGCCGTGGCGACTTCTGAAGTCCAGGCTTGCCGAGCGCCGACAGATGCCGCGCCTCAGCTGTGAACGCGTTCGTACTGACGTTACGGTTCAGGACGCGGATGTTGCCGTCGTAGCCGCCGGCGTAGATCTCGATGCGGCCGTTCGTCGAGTTACGCACCGGCCACATCGACGCGATCGACTGGTTGTCCCAGAACGACCACGCGTTAGTGTGGAGGTCCAACACGAGCAACAGGTCGTTGTGGCCGTCGTTATCCGAGTCAACGGCAAGGTAGACGCGGTTGAACTGCGAGTCGTAGCACGTGACGGCCTGCGACAACTGGTTGAGGGACAACGTGAAGCCGCTGTCCGGCTCCCACCGCGGGGAGATCTTGTCGCTGGCGAAGCTCGAGGTCAGGTCGCCGAAGTTGAATGACGTGCGCAGGTTCACGAAGCCGTTGTCGGCCGCGAACCACACGTCGTTCACCGCGAATACTGCACCCATGGTGCTGATCGCGCCCTTGCTGCTGGTCGTCGGCACGACGTTCGTGATCGCGAACGTACTCGGCGAGGTGCCCTGCAGCCGGTATGGACGGTTCGACTTGAGCAGGATGAGCTCGTTGATAGACGGCACGAGGTCCACCAACACACCACCGTCGTTCGCGCTAACAAGCACGCTACCGGCGTTGCTCGCCGTCGTGTAATCTTCCTCGCTGTTCAGCGCTGACCACGTCAACAGCGAGGAGTTCGGCTTGAGCCAGAAAACGCGGTTGCCGTGCACGGTCGGGCGGTAGCCGTCCGCGGGCGGCGTGCCGCCGAGCGCGGCCCACGTGGTACCGTCATATTTCTTCGGCGCATCAGCCGCGTTGCCCCACAGAAGCTTGTCGTTATAGACGGTGAAGTAGTTTCGCTTGCCTGTGGTGAGGCCGGTGACCTGAGTCGTCGTCGTGCCGTCGGTATTGAGCTTGTAGAGCTTCCCGTCGTCGCCACCGAAGATGATTTGGCTCGTTCCGTCCGATTTCACGAACTGGATGCCGCCGGTGATCGCCACGGAGGCGCCCACGGAGCTCGAATTGATGATTGTCTGGTCCAGACGCGCCGACACGGCGCCCGCGGCCGTGTACACGCAGTTTTTCGCTCGCCGGAGCGCGTTTTGGCCGTGCTGGACGGCCAGCTGAAGCGCAGACGTCTTCAGATCCTCGCCTTTGCGAAAATCGAAGACGTTATAGACCTGTAGGGCGGCGCCAGACTGCGGATCGCGCGCCATTACCAGTCTTCCATGTATCCGCCGGCCACCTCGACGTCCTGCGTCTGTCGATGCGACGCGCCGAACATTTCCGCGATGATTTTGTCGCCCGCGGCCTCGTAGGCGCCGGCGTCGTTGCTCCGATCCTGCTTCAGAGCGAAAGAAGTCGCGTATTGGACGACCGCGAGGTAGAGGGGCTGCGGCATCGTGAGTCGCTCGGTGTCGCCAGCCAGATCCGCGATCGACTGGACGTACGTGATGCGCAAATCGAGCGCGACATCACTCTTCGGAGCGATCCGCATCGCCGGCGGCTCGGCAAAGATGTCGAAAAGGATCTCCGAGGGCGACGTATTGCTGGTGAGCGCGAGCAAACCGCGGAATTGCGGCTTTGCCATGTCGGTGTAGGTGAACTGCACCCACTCGTAGCCCGACGTGAGCACCTCGATGAGCTTCATCTCGACGAAATCTGGCGGCAGGATGTAATCCGTGGTCCCCGCGACGATAGCGAACGAGCTCGCGAGGTACGATTCGCCCTGAATCGTCAGAGACCCGTCCTGCGAGGTGCGGGAAATATCCCAATAGTCCTCGTTGAGCGCCTTGACACGGTTCCAGACGCGATCCTTCGCCTGATTGATGTACCGATTCAGCTGCGAGTCGGTCCAGAACGAGGCCGTAGGCTCGTCCAACAGGTCGCGGACCATCGTGCGGATGGTCAGTAGCGTCTTGTAGTGCTCGTTCGCCATGAATTACGCCTTGACGGCTCTCCGGTCGTTGATCAGGAAGCCGAAGCCGCTGTCGACGGGCTTCGGTTCGGGCTGGTGCATCGAAACGCGGCGACCGCTCGCCCACGCGAGGTGCTCATACGCGTCGTCGGTGGCCGCTTCGATGTGGTTTTCGATCTTGCGGTCGGTCTGCTTCTCCCACTGCTCGTCTTCGTCGTCGAGCATGCGGTTGATGGCGGCCATGCTGCCCTGGCGCTGCGCATCGAACTTCGCGAGGTGCGGCGCGACTTCGCTCCAGTGCAGCATTTCGCGCGGCACCGTGAGGACGTGCACGTAGCCTTCCTGCCAGCCCTCCCACAAATCCCGCTGCAGGCCCTGCCGCGATTCCGGCAGCGGCTGCTCGCTCGTCAGCTGCGGATGGCGCTTGTCCAGCTTGCGCTCGATGAGCCACTTCTCGGTGTGCCGCGCCCACCGCACTCGCAGTTTCGGGTCGTACGCAGCCAGATCTCTAACGAAGGAAGCTTCGGGAGTCATGCACGGCCTTTCTTTTTAGGCGTAGAGCCGATGAATGTCGAAGCCGCCTGTGACCAACTGCAAGAACGAAGCGATCAAACAGGCGTTGTTCGAGTTGGGCGACCCGGTAATCGTCCACGTCGGGTTGATCGGAGCCGCAGCGCCTTGAGCCAGATACGCCATCGCGTTACAGAAGGAAGCGAGGTTCGCGCCGGGATTCTGGTCCGAGATCGTGAAGCCAGAGTCGATAGAGAATGTGATGGAAAGACCGCCAGTCGTCTCGTACGAGACGATGAGCTCACCGGCCTGCGTCGGCGTGATCGAACCGGGCTGTTTCGAGCCGCCCGCAACACTCGCCGTGGCGTTGTTCTGGTCGAGCGGTGTAGTCTTGGAGCCGCTGACCGCAAGCACGCAGATGCACGGGAAGTTGTTCGCGCCTGGGCTCAGCGTGAACGTGTGCGTCTGGCTAACCGCTGGCTGTGCTTTGTACAAGAGCGTCCCGCGGACGCCGCTTCCGTTGTTCGTCTGTTGAATCTGCGTCCACGTGTTGCTAGCCGAATCGGTGGGCGCCGCCGCCGTGCCGGCAGCCGTGGTGCAGCCAAGCACGATGAGATCGGAGTTTCGGGTGTCGATCGCCGGGGTAGTGACGCTCGCGCCGTCCGTCGACATCGCACCGATGTGCGCGACGATTGTCCAAGCCATGGTCTAGCTGAGGTAGTGGCGATGAATGTCGTACACAGGGTCGGGGTAGTCGCCCGCGTACAGGTCGTCGAGGCCGGTGTCCGTGCGCGTCGCTCCGGCTTCGGTGAGTCGGAGCCCAGCGCCACCGCTGGCGATGGCGTTGTCGCTGATCGTGAGCACCTGAATGTTGTTCCTGAACAGGAACAGGTTCGTGCCGATCACGCGACCTTCCATAATGTCCATCGCACCCCACGTTGTGGACGTGTCGAAAATCAGTTCGGTGAAGACGCCGACCACGCGCTTCTGAATCGCGGTGCGCAACGGATTCTTCTGGATCAGGAAGCAGTAGAACGTCCGCGTGCCGTCGGTCGCGCAGCGAAGCATGAGGCCGATGTCGCCGCCGCTCGCACCTGTGAAGGCTGCAATGCGACCGCGGATGAACTGATCGTTCGTGGCGAACGAGAACGCCGTACTCTTGACGTAGTTCTCGTTACCGCCCGCGGCGGGTGTCTGGCAGATCCCGCTCGCGACGTTGTGCAGCGAGTCGGCGGCTACCGCGCCGTACGTCGCTGACGGCAGAAGGCCGTCAGCGTACGTGAACTTCTCAACGAACCTAGCCATCCAGGCCCCACGAGAGCAGAATCGTCTCGTTGTCGATGGCGCCGGTCTGCGCGGCCGAGGCGACGAAGCGCATCGGGCCGGTGGGAAGTGCAGCCGCAGGGATCGTGGTTGCCGCGTTGCCTGGGATGGTCGTTAGCGCACAGAACGCGATCGTGGCCGCGATAACCGCGGCTGAAGCGTCCCGCCACGTCTCGGACTGCTGATCGTTGTCCTGCGGGTCGACCGCCTGGATCTTCAGAGTCGCGCCGCCAGTCAGAGCCGGGGCGTGGATCGTCAGAACCTTGGCACCCTTCGGCGCAGTGAACGGACGGCTGTTCGTACCGTTCACCGTGTCGGGAATCAGAACCTTGTCGAGACCGCCGTTAACTACCTTGGCGCTCACGGCTTAACCTCCGACCTCGAAGAACACATCGACCGCCTGAGGAGCAGTCGTGGTGGCGCCGGTGGCGCCGTGGAAGCCCGTTGTCACCGCGACGCTAATCGCGGTCGTGAAGCGAATGCCACCGCCCGGCAGCACGATTTTCTGCATACGCGCTTTGCCGGCCTGAGCTTCCTGCGGGATGCGGGCCTCGAACTCCGGCACCGTGGTGCCGAGCGACGGGGCCGCGTTGTCGTAGACCGAAACAAACGTGTCAGCGCCCGGGGCGTCGGCGCGGAGCACGTGGATGGCGCTCACGCGCCCGGGGACCGACGACACGTTGGTCGCGGCCGCGAATGAAGTGACTCGCTGCATTGCCATGGGGGAACTGTTCTCCTGTCGCGCCAGGGGTGTGCGGCGTTAAAGCCGACGAACTAAACTGGCTGCGAATCTGATTTGTGCGCCTGGAGGATCCAGACGTTGCTGTCGTCCTGCTCTTCCGCGGCGACGATCCGAAGATCGCCTTTCCAGAGCCAGCGGTAGTCGGTCAGCGCCGTGACGCCGACCTCGCGCGTGTAGGTGTCTTGATTGAGAAACTGCAACGAATGAAGCGAAACGATCCGCCGGTGGCCGGGATCACTCCACGACCACACGCGGTCCCAGCGCGGCGTGATCCCGCAGAAGAGGCCGAGCGGCTTCAGCACGCGGTAGACCTCACCGAAGTGGCGGAAGAACGCGCGGTAATCGCCCTGCGTGCCGAGGTGCTCCATGACGTCGTACGCGTGCACTTCATCGAACGTGTTATCGGGGAACGGCAGCCCGTCCTCGAGATCCGCGAGCACGTCAGCGCCACAGTTCGGGTCGATGTCGAGCGTGACGAGCTTCTCCCACTCCGCACGGCGCCAGCCCGGTTGCACGCGCTTGAGGCGCGAGTTGCCGCAGCCGATCAGGAGTTCCATCAGACCTGACCCGCGTACGACGCGTCCCAATACTCGACGGAAACTTTCGACGACAGCGCGACCTTGCCGCACCATCGCGAGCCGTCCGAGTGGGGCCAGATCTCGACGGTGCTCATGTGGCCGATCGGCACGTCGAGCGCGGCATACACACCGAAGCCAGCCTCGCGGCACTTCTTCAGAAACAGATGATCTTCACCGATTTTGCCCTGCCGCTCGAACCACGGCTCGGGAATGGCCTCGAGAACGTGGCGGCGAATCAGCAACCCGCCAGCGCCGGCGCTCGTGATTGGCAGAAGGCCGTCTTTGCCCTCGAGCTCTTTCCACGTGAAGATCGAAAATGAGCCGTCCGTATTCTCTTCCTTGTAGATGCAAGGATGGAACGGCGGCTGGCGCTGCGCGTAGATAGGCGCCACGACGTCGACCCCGTGGTCGAGCAGCCGAATCAGTACGTCGGGCGCGAAGACGTGATCGTCGTCCCACAGCTGCACCCACTGTGTCTCCGGGTGCTTCAGCGCGTCCTCGATGACGTGGTTGCGGTTATAGCTCACGTCGTAGCCGAGGCCTGAATACATGCGCGTGCGCGCGGGGACGTTCAACGCCGCGAAGCAGCCGGTGAACGCGTGATACCGCGCGATCTCGCCACCGACGAAGCCGATCATGCCGGGGGCGTGGTTCGACTGAACGAAGATCACTGTTCAGAATCGCTTTCTGTTCACGAAACGTGAACGTCGTCGGGAATAGGCCGGTCGTTTTGCTTGGTCAGGTGACCGGCGGGCCTGCCTACTGCTGCCTACGGTTTAACCGTTGGCGTAGAGAACGGTCACGATCGGCGCGGCCGTCGCGTTGGCGGCCGTGTCGAGCGCTGCAGCCTGAACCACCGCGTACGACGCGGCAGCCGAGAACTCCAGCCCGTTCGGGAGGTACACTGCGGTCTTGCTCTTGGTCTGCAGGCAGGGAACAGCGATGACTTCCTTCGACGTGCCGTAGGCAGTCGTGGTCAGCGCGGTCGAGCCAGTCGACGTGTTGAACATCCGCACCACGACGTCCTGCGTCGCACCCGACGGAGACTCGACGTGAACGGCGTACACCTTGATGGCGCCGTTCGTGCGAATCTCACCGCCGGCCGCAAGCGCGGTCACCGAGCCACGGAAGATCTGAAGCGCATCCGTCCCGGCCTCGAACTGCCCACCGACTTCCTGCTTGAGCAGCGCGATCACGCGAGACAGAGACTCCTTGCCGTACTGCGCGTCGGCCTGGAGTTGGTTGAGAACAGCTGCGTTGCTTGCCATGTCCTACTGTTGTCCTTCGCGGGAGAAACGAAGCTACTTGCCGCGCTCCTTGCCGCTGAACGTCGCGCCGCCTGTCGGGGCGTCGTTCGTGAGAGTCTGCCGGCCGAGGTTGATTGCCTTCATCGGGCCACGATCTGGCACCGCGTCGGTATCCCAGCCCTCGAGCCGCTCTTTATCGATTTCGATCGGCGAGCAGTCGAACGCCTCGGGACCGAGGATGGCCGCGAGCTCATCATTCGGCTCCTTGATCCCGAAGCGCTGGACGTACTCACCAGTCACCGTGTGAACTTTCTGCTGATCGACCCGGTACAGCCACTCGACGAGGAACCGAGGCACCGGCCGCTCTGCGCGACCCATCGGAAACACGCATCGAACACCGTCGTGGATGATCTCGCACCCACCCTTCCCGGTGCGATCCACAAGAGTGACGAACTCGTAACCTGAAGCCTGCGCAAAAGAAGACATGTACTCTCAGTACCTTTCTGGTTCCGCTTAGGGAACCTGAACAACCACGACCGACGCAGTCACGCCGTCGAGGCGGAAGCTACGGTTCGGGTAATCGTTCGCGAAGTTGTCCCAGATCCGGTAGTAGGCCTCGAACACGTCCGAAGCCGAAGAACCAGTACCAACTCGGCAGAGCACCGAGCCGTCCTCGTCCGCCCACTCGCCCTTCACGAGTGTCCACCGCTTGAAGCCGCTCCGATCCAAACCGAAGACGATGCCGTACGGCGAATACTTCTCTTCGGTGATCGGGATTCCACCAAACGTCACGGTGCCGCGCTTCGCAGCGACGGTCCCCGCGTCAGGGCGACCCAGGTCTGAACCCGCGTAACGGCGATCGGCGTCCATCATGTTGAGGTACGCGCGCCGCACGCTCTGGTGCATCACGAGATCGCTGATCTCGCCGCTACCGATTTCGTCGGCAACGTCGATACCGCGCTGGAACACGTCCGCCGAAAGCGGACCCACGGACGAAATGACCTTGGAAGAGAAGATCGGGTAGGTCGTCCGGTTGATGTTGTGGAGCGTACCGACGTACGTCCCATCGTCCACCAGTCCGAGCAGACCCATGATCTCCTTGTTGTAGGAGGTATCGGTCACGTCCGTCGCGCTCGTGCTCATGAAGCGAACAACGTAGTCGTTGTCCGTCCACGACTTGGAGGCGTCGAGCGTGATCGTGGTGCCGGCCGCCGCAACGGCCGAAACCGTCGCAACGGTGCTGGCGCGCACCAGACCCGTCGCCGGGTTGATGCAGCCGACGACCATGCCGGGGCGGATGAACCGCGAACCGTTGGTCGCACCCGCCACGCCACCCGGAGCGTCGAGCGTCTGGGTTGCAGACGTCGCCGTGCCGTTGACGAGGGCGAGCACTCCGCGTCCGTCGTGCATGATCGCGCGACCACGCTCCGCGGCGAGAGTCTTGACGACGCCCTGCATCTCCCGCTCCATGGCGGAAGCGAAGGCGCCCTTGTTGCC